CTTCTATATTTTTGTTGTATTCATCTTGTAGTTCTGCTCTCTTTTTATTAGTGAGTGAGATGTCTTCGAGTGAAGTTAAGAGACCTTTATTTTTTTCTTTTAACTCACCTATGAACTTGTCTGAAACAAGTTCGTCTTGTAATTTTTGTTGAGCTATATTGAATTGTTGTTGTGATTGTTTAACGGAATCACTTAACTGGATAAGAGTATCGTCTTTTAATAGTTTTGCAGCTTGTTGTTTGAATGAACGACTGTTCAAAACTCCTTGAAAGGAATCTCTAGAACTTAATCTAACATTCTTTACTTGGTCAGCAAGACCTGAATTAATTTGACCTATGTTATCAACTAATCGTTGAATACTCTTATTGAGTTTTTCTTCTGCCATTACTTACCACCGAAAGCTTTACCTGCTTCTGATATACCAAATGCACCAAGTGTTACAACAACAAATGATGTGTAGATGGTATCGGAAATAACTAAATCTTGTCCTGCAAATGCAGTGACTAAATCACATATACCAAATACCGTCATTAATCCAAATGATATAAATCCTATGATAGATTTTTCATTGATGTCGTTATCATCAAGAAATAAATCCATGAATTTTCTTTTTGGTGGTTCGAGTTGCATCTTGGCTTTACGTGCCTCTTCTTGCATCTCTTTAATTTTATCTTCTTGTTCGTCCAATTGGTCGATAAGTTTCATGTACTTATCTAAATCAATTTCGACTTCATTCCTCGAACTTGTTTCTTCTGTTGCCATGACTATTTCCTTCGTTGTTTTTGTTTAACACGTTCCCTTTCTTCTTGTAGATGTTGCAAGAGAAGTTGTATGTATATCTCTCTTTCCCAAGGTATCATATTCTCTAATTCAGTTAACGAATACTTGTGATGTTGCATTAACTGAAAGTTAGTCGAATAATAATTCGTTAAACTCTCATGGGAAAGAGTCATTAAAAAAAATTGTTGAGTCCTTTAAATATGTAACTATTTTCTGTACCACATGAAGAACATTTCCATTCAATATTTTTCTGAACACTTGGAACACTTTCAAAGAATTCGTTCATGTCTTCAAGTTGTGTCAGGGTTAAGTTCTCTATGAAATCTCTTAACTCTGATGAAGGTGTTTCGTCTGCTTCGTAACTATTCTCACTATCGTAGATAGATTTAATAGAAGACTCCAACAACTTCATAGTTTTTTCTTCAGGGTCAGTAATACTATCTGCATCAATAATTTGATTGACACTCGGATATCTTAAAATTACACCCAACTCTTCAGTTAATTTAATGTTATCATTAACCTCTTTTTTTACAACCTCAACTGTTTCCAAGTCAACATCTATTTGAGTAGTAGCATCACATTCCGTGTTTCTACATGTCATATTAAAGTTAACTGTTTCACCAACTGATTTTGCTCTTATCTGTAAAAACAGATATTCAATATCATACATTGGAAGTTTTTCTACATCAACTGATTCTGAAGTTACACTTTTAATCAATTGTTTAATAGCAGAAAAGGTATCCTTACTATTTTCACCTTCTTTCATAAGTAAAAGATATTTTTGTTCTTTTACTAAAAAAGGTCTAAACGTCACTTCCTCATTATTACTTGGTAACCTAACTGTATAGTTAGGAGCCGTTTGCATTGGTAATGCCATAATTTACTCCATATTTTATCCACCAAAGATATCTGTAATTTTACTCAATCTATCTTTAGCTCTTTCAAGTCTATCAAATACTTTACCATCGTATCCAAATTTTTCTGCGAGAGAACCAATCTCTAAAAGAGATTCTAAAACTCTCATACCTCTATTTATACCCGATAGTTTAGATGGCTGTTTGTATTGAGTTGTAAAGTTTCTAAATGCAATTGTGCAAGTAAACTTAAGTAACTCGTTTGTAGAGACATAGGATAATTCTTGTGGTGCAAAAGAAATAGGATATGCTTCATGTAAAGTATACACAAGAGATGGTTTACCCCTCATGTTTAGTTGTTCTATTTCAACTGTACCAACATAATCGTTGTAGTATTTCATTCTTGGATGTTTAGAATCACCACCGAAAATCATTTCTTGCCATACTTCAATGATTGCTCTATCGACAAAATTTGAATCACATATAAAAGTAAAATCAACAGTTCCACCATCGTTTACGTTGTGGGGTATTCTTCTCGGTGTGCCATATTCGGAATACTCGTTGACCTCTAATTCCCTGCCTGGCAATGAACAAGATTCAACACGTATACCTTCTAGAGACAAAGCTGCAGCTGTAACGGTTGCGCCCTCTTCAGTTTCAGTAAATGTTTCTTTAAAGATTGGGCCAAACATATTGACCACAAATCTATTTGGTCTTGCACCATGGTCAAAGTTATATTTTAGTTTATCTATTTTTAAATCATCTCTTGCCATTAGTATTTTTTCCTACTTTCTGCATATACAGTGTTTGCATTTATGGTAAAGTTTTGAAATGGTAACATAGACACTATGTCCCAATCCTCTGCACTTACCTTTCTTATTGTTCCTTTAATATGACCTGCAAGATATTTTTTAAAACATGGTTTTGCAAATCTCATTTTTGTTACGGATGTGAGTAATTCATAAGTAACTTTAATTCTAGTGTTTGCAACAGTATCTTCGTTATATAAATTATCGTACAGTGCATCTAATAGTTTTACTCTATCTCTCGGTGCAATGTAGTGTAAGTTCAAACCCGTAAATCCTCGTGTAGTTTTATCCACTGCAATAACTAGTGGAAATCTATCATAGTATGGAAGTGTTTCTTTATACTTTGGGTCATAAACAAACAAATACATACACCCTTCTATAATATTACTTTCTCGTGTTCCTACATCTGAAAGTATTTTATTTTCAGTCAGGTTAAGACCACGGACTGAATCCCTAAACCATTCAAGTGCAGCTGCACTTCTTGTTGCCAACTGTGATGGTGTTTCTTCTCGTATTGTTTCTATTAAAGTTGACACTTAACTATTTAGGTTATTTGAGTAAATGGTCTTCTGTTAAAATGGTAAATTTATATTTTCTATCGTCACAGTATCCTTGTGCAGCTTTGAACTTTGCTTGATTGACCACATACTCTGCAACTTCACGAATAAACTTTTTGGTCTTTCTAGTTTGTTCCTTTGGTGGAGATAGTTTCTTTTTGGGTTTTACTTCTATAATGTGTCTTACAACTTGACCTTGTTTGTTTACAAGTTTAACGTAGAAGTCAGGAAAGTATCTATGAATTTTTTTATCAACGGGTGATATATAAGGTATGATGATTTCTTCTGAACCCCATTCTACAATGTTTGAGTTGTTATCACAATAGACCATGAATTTTCTTTCCCACAAAGAACGGTAGAAAATTTTAGTAGGGTCTCCTTTGTATTTTTTATAGTTCTTCGGTTTGAACTTTCCACTATAAGACATAAATAACAGTATATAATTAACAAAGAGTATTTATACCCATGGCATCATATGGAAACAAAATAGACAAACTACTAGGAAAGGTCAAGAAGGCACAATCTTCTATCAAATCTTTTCGAGGCACACTTGCAAAATTATCGACACTTGCAAAAGGAACAGATTTAGATTTACTAGGAGAACAAGCAGAAAAGGCTAGACAAACTCTTGCAGAGAGAAGAAGTCAGTTCGAAGGTTCAGCATTAGCAAAAAATAGAATCGGAGATATAACAACTAAAACAGATAGAACAGTTTATAACGATTTGATTTATCCAGTTACCGATATATTAGATAACTATCTTGTTTTCACAATACACCCAAGAAAACATCAGAAAACAATAACATCAAAACTTTTAGGTAAATCAACTGATGATGTAAAGATAAAACAAAATGGAAATGTTATGAGTGAGGGAAGAACAGAAATCATGTTGCACATTCCCGATGGTTTAGCATCAACAATGAATGTATCTTACAATACAAATGGTATCGGTATAGGTAGTGAATTTTTAAATCAGTTAATGCAAGGTGGGTTTTCAGAAGCATTTGATGCTGGTAAGGAAATGTTGGA